GCCATGACTGGTAATACTTTCATTAATAAAGTCTCCATTACAGGATCTGCATAATGAGAGTAAGTATTGGGGATCTGTGCATCTGTCCATGTACCAAACATACCATTGTCATAGGTTATGTTATTTTTATACATAAATTCAACAGCATCTCTTTTAAGAAGAAAATAATTAAATATAAAATTAGCTAGCTCATAGCTAAGTGCTCCTTTGATTACTTGATATTTATTGAACATCTGTATGCCTATATTGTTGTTTTTCTTTTACTAATAAATCTCGAGTATCATTAGGTAATACTTTAACTTCAAATTCTGTCATACCTAATTCTAATCCAGCTATAAATCTTCTCATACCAATACATATTTTATACATATTATCTTCTTCTATACACAAGATGGGATTAATCATTCCTTTTTCACCTATGTTATCTCTTAATTTTTTATATCCATCATTATCTTTTTGAGCGTTTTTACCTTTTTCAGTATTTAAAAACTTATTGCAATTTCTAAACATCATTTTATCTTTATGAATTAACATCAAAATCCTTGTTGTATAAAATTAAAACTTACTGATATTCTTAAATCATTTGATTGATTAGGTTCTACTGAATGCCATAACCAAGCAGGAAACATTATAATTCTTCCTGGAAATGGATCAAGGTTTGCATCTCTCCATAAATGTTTAGGAGGTTGTCCTTCTAATCTTGCAGGCATTACTATTTGTGCTCCTGGTCTAGGGTCATATATCTTTAATCTTCCTGCTTGTGGGTTTGATTTAACATAGTACACACCTGAAAATAATGAGTTTGGATGTATATGGGGTTGATTCATTCCATCTTTAGGATTGATGTTTGCCCACATATTACCAAGGACGGGTTCTCTATCTAACCATTCTTCTTTAAACATATCTTTACACATAGTCATTAACTCATTAACTAAATTTTGATACTCTGGTTTTGATGCCATATCAGTTGTAGAATGCCATCCTTTATAATTTGTTTTCTGTACTCCTTTATCCTGATTAGACCAGTTAACAATGTCTTGTGCTAACTTATCATTATCTAATTTTATGTCTTTACCAAAAACACTTGTTGGAAAAAATTCTTCTCTAATCATCTAAAAGCTTTGCCTCCAAACCATACAACAAGAGATTGTCTCATACCTCTAGTTACTGGATTAACTCTGTGATTTAAAAACGACGCAAAACAAATTGCATGACCTTGTTTAAGATTTGCAAATTTACCGGGAGCCATTAATTCTAGGTCTCCACCTTCAAATTCAGAAGGGTCGTTTAATAAAACAGTCATTGATATTTTTCTAACTGGAGGTTCATGTTGCATGCTCACATCACAATCCATATGCCAATCATAAAATCCTCCTTCAGGGTACTCTGTAAACTGAGCGGGTTCCGTTACTCTTATATCTCCAAAACCAAAATGATTTTCGTTTGCTTTTTGAATGAATGAATTTAAATCCTGATACATGTGTCCCATTTCTTTAAACGGAATCCAACTAATAGTTGTTACTCTTTTCTTTGTATCTGTCCCACCTCCTGGTTTATTCATACCCACTTGTGCTTCTTGTGGTTTTTGTGCTCTACCTGATGCAATAATTTGATTACATTGATCCGGTGTAAATAAAGGTGTAGTCGTTTGAATAATCCAACTCTTCCATTTAGGTTCTGTAATAATTTTATTTTCGTACATTATATCTGTCCTTTCTCATACATTGATTTTAAAAAATCTGATTTTTGTACAGGATGATTTCTCCAACAAAATACATTTAAGTATTGAAAAAATTTTGTTTCATCTCCATTTACTCCTACATAACATAAAGTGGCTTCATGTTTATCTTTAAAATACTCATAGCGATGAGTGCCGCTTCTAATAGTAACACCATCTTTATCTAATACAATTGGACATAGTAATCCATTTTTTTCCATATCAGGATTTACTTCACTTTTAAATTTATCCATTGTAGGAAATAATGTTTTCATATCTTTAAACTTTACTTCTTTTAATCGGTTTTTAAATATTTGGTAATGAGGCTCTAACATTAGTCCCTTCCTCTATTCATTATTGGGTTGTATTCTACATCCATATTTGCAGACAACGTTCTTCTATATCCTGGCCCATTAAAAGGATAGACACAATGTCTAACATCATATGGAAATATATAAAAATCTCTCTCTTTAGTATTAGGAGAATAATCACACGTTGCAAATTGACCAGATACTGATCCCATAATCTGTAACTTACCATTCATTGGATTATGTTCTGAAGAATATTCTACTCCAAAAGATTCTGGTAATTTTAAAATCATCACACTTGATAAACCTGTGTACAAAGAACCTTGGTGAACGTGCACTGGATTATATTCATGTTGAAACATTTGATTAATCCAAATAGAATTTAAAGATTTTTTATAGTCTTTAATTTTATTAAAATCTAGATAGTGACCCATAGTTTTATCAACCCATTGCAAGACATTATTTGGTAACATATTGTGATGATGCATCTTTGAAGTGTCTGTACCTTGATAGAATAAACTATGTTCTTTCTCAATCTTACCTACTAATTGTTTGTTAGCTGGAGGTAGTGTTGGATATTTTGTTTCATACACATGATTAATAATATTAAATACATCAAGAGGTACTTGATATTTTAAAACGGTTTGTCCTAAGGGACAGATACTAAAATTTAATGTGTCCATATTTTTCTCTTATTCTTTCTGGAATTTTTTCAATGTAAGGGTTGTATACTTTTCTAACTTTCCCTGCAAATAGTTTATGCATATTACTACCTACAATTTTATCATCGTAAGTTAAACCATTTACTTTTACATCACCAGGATTTTCAAAGTTATGGTTAAAGTAAGGCTCACCTATAAATTTATATATTTTTCTAAACTCTTGTTCAGGATTAGTAACCATATCATCGTACTTTACATAATGACACATATCTTTATAGTTATATGAATTTTTTATAGCTTCTAAATCTTTTGCAACAGCACCATTTTTATTCATAATCATTGCTAATTTTTCTTCGTCAGTTTGTACTCCAAATCGATTAGGGAAGGCATCAGGGTTTTCTGTGTACCATTGCATATAACTTGCTAATACATCCATTAAATCTCTAAGTAATACAATACATTTAAAAGGTCTTTTAAAATGTTTTTTAATTAATTTAAAATTACCAGTTGTCATTACTGGACCACGGTCAATGATTATACGTTGAGGCCAATCTTTGTAGTAAACATCATAAACTATATCTAATACGTTGTCCAAGGATCTATGATCAGGAAAATTTTGAAAGACATCTGTTTGTTTAAGTAGAAACAAATCTTTCATTATCTCTAAGGTAACAGAATTAGCAGTCGCAGCTATCTCAGGGTTTTGATTCATAATACTTGCAAATAAAGTATTACCGGATCTAGGTTGTGCTACTAAAAAAAATAGTTTCTTATTCTGATTTGGCTCCGAGGTCATTAGTCAATTTTTCTTTTTTGTTATAAATCATCTCTCCTGATTTTTTAACTCTCTCGATTGTTTGTAATTGTCCTAATACATTAAATACTTCCGGCTGACTTGATCCTGATGTCAATGTCTCTGCTTTATTTTTCATGATCAAATGATATGAATCTAGTTGATGACTGTTAACATCTTTGTCATCAAACGAACCATCATTAAATTCTTTTTTAAGAACTGACCATAGTTTAATTTCTCTCATTCTGTCTCTTGCTACTAACTGCATGTTAGCAACAGAATATGTTTTTTCATCTATATCAATTTGAAGTAATTCTTTTTTTAAAGGATCTTCTTCTTTAAGTAATTTTTCTTGTAATCTTTTTAATTTAACTTCATTACGTCTTGCATCAAATGATAGACTCATTAAATTTTCTAGGAATACATTTTGTTCTCTAACACATTGCCAATACTTAGAAGCTTTTGTAGGGTACTTAGCATCTTGAAGAACAGACATTCTCATTTCTGTTTCAGTTCTAAACACTTGTTTCTTTGTCCAAGTATCTCTAAGCTCACCTGTTAATTCTTTAAATTCTTTGACATCATTTGGGTCAAGCAAATTATTTAAGCTAGGAGCTTCTTTTTCTATTAGTGCATGAATATTTCGTTTTTCTTCTGACATTTATAATCCTTTGGTTAATTAAAATATAACTATTAAGGGTTATAAGTCAAGTTAACTTGTAGTAATGTTTTTAGTTATAACAGAAGGACCTGTAAATTCTTCTACTTCAGTTTTATTTGGATAACCTCCTGCTGACATTGTTTCAGCTTGTGTTGCACTTCCTGAACTAGCTCTATTAGAAGCAGTAACTGCTCTTGATGGACCTGTAGCCCATGCTGTTCCATTATATAACTGTGTTCCTGGAGAATCTCCAGTTGGGGGAGATGAACCATTCATTAAAACTGCTAAAGTTTGTGTTCCTGAAGTTCGATTAAATGCCATACCTGTTACTAAAGCTGCACCTGCTGTCCAAGAACTACCATCGTAATTCCAAGTACCTGTTGTATAACCAGGATAACCAGTATTTGTTAAAGCAGCTGTTTGAGTTCCTACTGTTCCATTATTTGAAACAACTGTTGGAATTGTTCCACCTGCTGTCCAGTTTGTTCCGTCATATTCTTCTGATGTTCCTGTAAAAGGAGGTAAACTTCCTCCAACAGCCAAAGCTGAAGCAGTTGTTCCACACCCAGATAATTCTAGTTTTGCTGCAGGTAAATTATTTCCTTCACTCCAACTACTTCCATCGTATGTTTGAGAGTTAGCTGTACGAGGTCCTCCTCCAGCAGCCATTGCTGCAGTTTGAGTTCCATAACTAGCCATGTTTGCAACTGCAGTTCCTAAAGCTCCACCACTAGTCCAAGATGAACTATTACCCTCAAACGTAGAAGTTTGTGCAGTATCACTAACATTATCTCCACCTAATAATAAAGATGCTGAATTTGATGTACCTGCTGCACCCATTCTTTGATTACCTGTTGGTATTGCTGTACTAGATGCCCATGATCCAGCTAAAACCATACCATCAACACGCAAATTACCTGTACCAGAATTATACCATACCTGTCCATCTTCTGGATTTGCAGGATCTGCTGATAAATATTTAACTGTTAGTCCTTTAATTGTATTGTAGCTAGCCATTATAAAATCCTTAAGGGAGTGTTATTGGACCAGGTCTATTGTGCATAGATTGTTCTGCTTCAGACAATAAATCCCACGCAGCTTGTGCCGCAGTTACTTCTGCATCCACTAAAGCTTGTGCTTCCACTTTTGTCTTTTCAACACCGTTCTTTTCAGCTAACCATCTTGCGCCTTTTTCATTGAAACCAATGACCCAGACGTTTGCAGGGTGACCTTGAAGAAAAAAATCTTGTCTATCCTGATGGGTAAAAAATCCTTTTCCAGTGTTTGTAGCAGTACCATATATAAATAGTGCTTCTCTTAGTGCCATAATATTTACTCCTTTGTTATTATTATATCGTTAAACTTAATCATTATCAACTAGATGTTAATGTTTTGTAATTTAATGCTTGTATCTCACCTGTAAATTCTTCTGTTGCTGTTGTATAACTTCCTGTTGAACCACCTGCTTGAACTCCTGCAGTGGTGTTTACCCCAATCCCATTTGCAGAACCTTGTCTAGCTGTTGCTAAACTTGATGTCCCAGCCCAAGATGTACCATTATATAATTCAGTAGCTGCTGAAACACTTCCAGAATTACCTCCTGCACAAATAGATGCAGTTTGTCCTGCAGGTCCACCAAAACCATTAACTTGATTTCTAGCTGTACTCATTGATCCACCAGCTGTCCAGTTTGTTCCGTCATACTCATATGTAGTTCCTGTGGTACTTGGATCAGCTCCTCCAAAAACTAAACCTGCAGTTAATGTTCCTGTTCCTCCACCCATATTACCTTTTGTAAAAGGAGCAGTTGGTACTGCTGCCCAATTAGTTCCGTCCCATTCTTCTACAGTATCACCACCAGCAGTAGGAGAACTATCTCCTCCCATACATACTGCTGCTGTACTAATTCCAAAACCTTGACCTGCTCTTTTTGCGGTAGGAAGTGAGTTTGTAGCTGTCCAAGCTGTGCCATTATATAATGCTGAAGTTGCTTGTCTTGCTCCAGGAGAAGCATTATTAATTCCCCCAAAAGCTAAAGTTGTTGACTCTGTAAGTCCACATGCCATAATACTTTCATCTTCAGAAAGGTAATTACCTCCAGCAGTCCAAGCTGAACCATTATATTCTTCTGTTGAATTTGTATTGCTTGCAGCTTCTCCACCAAATGCCAAACCAGATGATTCTGAACCTGCTCCTCCAATATGATCTCTTGCGTTAGCCATGCTTCCACCACTAGCCCATGTTGCAGCTACGGGTGAAAATATTGATGTAGTAAATTCTTCTGTTGTTGTAACAACGGAGGGTGTTTCTCCTCCAGCAGCGAAAGTAGCAGAAGCTGTTCCAACAACTCCGTATTGTACTGCTTGTCTAGCTGTTGCCATTGCAGCAATTGTTGTCCAATTAGTTCCATCATAAGATTCTGTTGCTGCAGAAAGACTACCACTATTTCCTGCAAAAATAAGTCCATTAGTTTGTATTCCAGCAGAACCTATATTTTGTCTACCTAAACTATTATTATTTACTTCTGACCAAGAAGTACCATTGTATTCCTCAACATTTGTAATTTTAGTTGAACCATTATCTCCTGTGACTGCAACTGCAGCAGTTTGTAATCCAAAACCTCCAAGTCCTAGTCTTGCTGTATTCATAGCGTTTCCTGCAGTCCATGAAGTACCATTATATTCTTCTGAAAGAGCATCAACTCTACTACTTGGACCTTGTCCACCAAAAAGTAATCCTGCTGTTTGAGTTCCTGCAGATGCCACATTTTGTCGACCTGTGTTTAAATCATTTCCTTCTGACCAACTTGTTCCATTATATTCTTCTGAAAGAGCTCCAAAAGGACTACCGGCTGCTACAAGACCTGCGGTTTGTGAACCCATACCTGATCCAGCACCTCTACCTGTGTTTAAATTATTTCCCTCTGTCCAACTTGTTCCGTTATATTCTTCCGATTCATTTTTACTATCAGGTTGTCCGCCAGCAACTAAACCAGCTGTTTGTGTTCCCATTCCCATAGATGATTCTTTTGCAACATTCAAAGCTCCACCACTAGCCCATGCACCAACACTTAGAACCGTTTTAAAAACACCAGCAGTCGAGTTATACCAAACTTGGCCCTCGGCCTCAACACTTGTTGGATCTGTGCTTAGTTGTTTAATTTGTTTTCCAAATATTTCTTTGTATGTTGTCATAATTTTTTAACTTGTTGTAAATGTTTGTGTTGCAGCGGCGGCTGTAAATTCTTCTGTTGCGTTTGTAACAGAGGGTGTGTTACCACCTGCGGCTAATGATGCTGATGTCGTACCATTACCACTAAGAGCGTATCTTGCAGTGGACATATCAGCTATTTCTGTCCAAGATGTTCCATCATATTCTTCTGTAAATGCTCGTGTAGGATTTTGCCCACCAAAAGCTAAAGCGGCAGTTTGAATACCTGATCCACCTGCCTGTTGTCTAGCAGTGTTTAAATTATTTCCTTCTGACCATGATGAACCATTCCATTCTTCTGAAACATTATAAAGAGTATAACTTGGTGCAGGTCCTTCTCCACCAAAACCTAATGCAGCAGTTGAAGTTCCAGCACCTGCTATCCCTACTCTAGCTGTGTTCATAGTCGCTAATGCTGTCCAAGAAGTACCATTGTAAGATTCTGTCCCATCTCCTCCTCCAAAAGCTAATGCGGCAGTTTGTATTCCTGCACCTGCTAAACTTCCTCTTGCAGTATTTAAATTATCTCCCTCTGTCCATGAAGTACCATTATATTCTTCCGAGTCTGCTGTAGTAGGAGTACCTCCAAAAGCTAACCCTGCTGTTTGAGTACCTGCTCCTGCTATTTGAAATCTTGCAGTGTTTAAACTATTACTTGGACTCCACGATGAACCATTGTATTCTTCAGTAACACCTGTAGGAGAATTATCAGGTAATCTACCACCAAAAGCTAAAGCTACTGTTTGAGTACCAACAGAAGCAAGAGCTTGCCTTGCTGTTCCAAGATTACCTCCCGCTGACCACGCACCAACTAATAATTGACCTTTTAATGTTTGAGAAGTTGAGTTATACCAAATGTCACCAGCCGCTGCCGGAGATGGATCTGATGAAAGGGATCTGATGTTTCGTCCAGCTATTTCTTTGAATGTTGACATTCTACTCCTTAATTATTCTGGAGCAGCCAACCTTGTGTACTATCAACATACACCAAAGTAAAACCTGCTCTCTCAGTTGCTACTGTTAAATCAGCTGCAGCGCCTTGTATGTTATGTGAATTTCTTGCTATAGTCAAATTGTTAGTATCAAAGGTTCCTGCATAATCTATAAACGAAATAAAGTCTCCTATTGCAGCGGAAGTAGGAAGAGTGACTGTGAATGCTCCACCTGTTGTATTACAAAAATATCCACTACCTATTACAGCATTTGCTGGATCAGCAGTAATAACTGCTTGCCAAGAAGCGCCACCAGAAATATCTCCGAATGATGCTGTTGTACCATCAGTTGTTAAAACTTGGCCTGTAGTCCCCATAGTGATTCCACCGAAAGCATCAGAGTCATTAAATTGAAGTTGTTTGTCACTTCCTCCTGGAGGTGAAGCTAATGCAATATCATTTACATTTGTCCCATCTGAAAACACATATTTAAAACCTTTATCTGTTGTTGCAAAAGTTACTCCTGTTCCTGAAACAGTTTTAAACGCAACTGTAAAAGAACCTGTAGTTCCATTTTCTAAGATATATGTTTTTTCAATTCCGTTTGGAATTGTTACAGTTTGATTTCCTGTAATTGTTCCTGTAAATTTTATAACTGCATTTCTCGCATTTGAAATAGTTTCTGGAGTCATTGCAAGATTAGTTGTTTGTACCCCACCTGCTATAGATACAGCTTCATAACCTGCAATAGCTTGTTGTACTAAATTTAAATTTGTATTTGTTTTATCACCCCATGTTCCAGCGTTCTCGCCAGTAACCATAAGTTCGAGTTGAAGATCTGTTGAATATGCCGATGTCATTTAAAAATTCTCCTATTAAATTTATATTTTACTATTATTAAGCTGCTAAATCAACCTCAGTCCATACATTAGTTACATTTGGATCTATCTCAGCCCATGCTGTAATGTTGGCTGTTCCAACACTAGAACTCATTAAAATACCAGTTAAACTTATGTCTGCGTTAGCAGTAATTGCTACACTTCCTATACTAGCAGATAATGACTGACCTGTAACCTCTGCCACCGATACAGCGTCTGCATCCCCAATAGACATTGTCATAGAGAACCCTGTAACTGACACCGTAACGTCACTAAATGCAGTTTCCTGACCAAGTTGTAAAGTTGCTACATTTCCAGTAACATCTACCTCTTGGTTTAAGTCTGCTACTGCAGTCCCAATTGTAGAAGTTAAACCAATACCGGTTACTGATAAATTTGCATCTGCTGTTATTGCAACAGATCCAAGACTCATGGTAACTGCTATTCCATCTACAGCAGGTCCTGCTGTAATAATTTCTGATACTTGACCAATACTTGTATTTAATGTGTGCTCAGTAACATTAATAGATATATTACCATCAGCTGCAATATCTACAGAACCTATTCCCGTAGACATCTGTAAATTAGCAGCATCTAATTTATTAAATGTTGCTTGACCAATGTTAGAATTTAAAGTTATTCCAGTAATATCTACTTCTGTATCTGTAAAAGCAGTAACTGATTCAATACTTGAAGTTAATTGCTGACCTGTAGCAATAATCGTTATATCTGTAAAGGAAGTCTCATCTCCAAGAGATGCTGTTAAAGATATACCGTTTACTTGAACAGTGTAGGCATCACCCCATACAAGGTTGCCCCACTCAGCTCTTCCCCAACCTGTATTAAGTTCTTCTGTAGTTGTTACAGAACCGCTACTTGAAGTTAAGCTAACTCCAGAAACAGATACATTAGCATCGGCTTGATCGCCCCACTGATTCTGTCCCCATGTTGCTGAGCCCCAAGTAGCAGCCATATCATTTTATACCTTTATTAAGCTATTCTTAAAATCGCAGCAGATGTTGTAAATGCAGGGAACTGAACTGTAAATGTTCCAGCTGTTGCAGTTTTGTCTCCACCGAAATCTAATACAGCAACTGCATCAGTAGTACCTGCACCACCATCAGTTGTTGTGTTGTAAATCAAAGCACCTCTTGCAGTAAGAGTTACTCCTGTAAATGATAAATCAGCAAAATCAGTAATAGCTATTGCTGAAGATACTTTAACACCTTGATTAATAAGTGTTCCACCACCTGCAGTATAACCTGAAGATGATACTTCATTTCCTGTTGTATAGTTTTCAGTTGAAGCACCTAGTGTTGCTGCTGATGTATACATTGCTAATTTATATGTATCAGATGATGTATCAAAATCGTGTTTTCCTTGAAGTAATTCTTTTTTAAAAGAATTACAGATTGCGTTTGTTGTTATTGCCATAATTTTTCTCCTTTATATAATTTTATGGTGATGGTGAAGGTACCTTAACTCTAGGTACACCACTATCGTATTCACTTCGTCTTCTTCTCCCCATTTGCTGTAAAGCAAATGAATTGACTTCTTCATCATACTTGCTTTTATTCATACTGTAAAGATTGTCGGGTCCTTTTAAATAAAGAAAAGCTTCAGTTAAAACTCCGTGTTTCAACATGCTTTCTTGATATACAGAAAGAAAAGTAGTATTCGTTGTCGTAAATTGAGGTGGGTCAATAATATAATTAATTTGAACTTGATAAGTAGTTAAATCAGGAATAGGTGCTACCAGTATATTAAAATCATCCCAATTAGCAAAAAATGCAGGTAAGCCTGTAGTTCCATCACTATTATATTCAGAAATAAAACTGGTTTCTCTTTTCTCTAAAAAAGATCTATCACCATTAGCTTTAATAACTTGTACTGATCTTACAATCATACAATCTGCGGGTAAGCTTACATATCTGTTGTTTTGAGTAAAAGTAGAAGTAGAGTATTTTCTTAAATCATCATAATCTACTTTTCCAGCTACATCTAATTCAACTGTTCTAATAAAACCTTGAATAATAGTGTCCGTTAATACATTAGAATCTACTTCTGTGTAGTCTCTTATTTGTGTTAAAAAATTTGCATATGATATAGCCATTATGTAATCTCCACAGTAACCGAATTTAAATTCATATTAATTTGTCGTCTTCTATTTTGTTCTGCACTATTATCAGGCTGCATTCCAGAAGACTGAAAACCAAATTGTCCTGGTAATGTTAAATCAATTGTAGTAAATATAGCACCTCCAGAAAGAAATGTGAAATCTTGTGTTCTAGAATTTTTTAAAGCTATCGCATCTGCTTTAACTGTTTTTCTTCTTATTTGAGGATGCTTAGACTCAAACTCAGAAATATGTACTAAAGCTCCAGTCCATTCTCTAACCATTTCTTGATAAGGAAATGACATACCAGATCTATCTGATATTGCATGAGATCTTTTACCTGTTGCATAAGCCATTATACACCATCTCCAAAGTAAGTTTGAGGTGAAATATATAAAGAAGTTCTAGAACCATCTTCGTCTAAAGCTCTTTTCATTTCATCTTCATAAGCTAGTTTTAACATTTGAGATCTTTCTGGAGCTTTTAAAAAAGATAAATAATAAGCAAGTCCTGCTACCATACAAGGTAAAAATCTAAAAGGTGCATCAGGAGTATTTGTATATCCTCCAGCATCTTCAATTCTTCCAATATAATAATATTTTAAATAAGTATAAGTAGCAGCATTAGGTGTTTGATACAAATAAATTTGAGGGTTTATTTGTCTATCCACATAATATTGAGAAGGTTGGCCTGTAGCTCCTTTATTAGGTAATCCAGCGTAAGTAGATCTGTCTGTTTTAGTTAAAGACACATCTGTTATTGTAGGACTGTTTCCAGCTCCTGTAGATATATAAGCTTCTAGTACATCACTACAATCTTGTGGAGTTGCATATTGACTTACTCCGCTTGTAAGAAGCTGTTCTTTATTTTTAATTTTCCATAAATGAAGTCCTCTATTGCCCCATTCAGAAAATAAAATATTTAAATTTCTTCTAGCTCTTTTTAAATCATAACCTGATTCAGTGGATACTCCACATCTTTCATAAGACTCATCTATTATTTCATCTACGTTTAAATCAAAAGTTGTTGTTCCTGATGAAGTCATTATAGTATATCTCTGTAATAATTTAATTTAATTTTATCTGTTTTAGTTAATTTTGTAGAACCATGTAATTTTACAGCCTCAACTTTATCTGCTTTAGCAAATTTTTTAGACTGTCCTTTACCTAAATCAATAAGTTTTTTACCACTAGCTTTAGCATATCTTTTAAGTCCATATCTAATACCAGCAGTTAATAAACCACCAATTAATAGTCTTTGTGCTTTCACTAGATCATACCTTTGTAATAATTTACTAAAGATTGATTAGAAATAGTTTCTCCGTCTATACTTGAATTTATAGAAGATCCATTATATTCCATTTCACCCCCTTTTGATTTCTTAGGTACACAATTAGGAACTTTACGTCCACCTTTGGACTTCATTCCAATCATTTCATACCCTTGCCAACAAGGTCCTTTTTTAGCCATTTGTTTCTCCTTTTTGTGCCGCGGCATTGAGAGTGTATAACTTCTCCTTTTTGCGGTTGTACAACTTCTTGGATTGTATCACTTTTAAAGTGAAGATTCTAGACCTTAGCTTTTTTGCTATTGGATTTTTTTTTAACATGATCGCTATTTTTCATAAGCTTTCCATTTGGCATATAATGATATCCTAATGGTGCTTTTTTCTTTCTAGCGCCTCTAAGTTGACCGTCTATCTGTGCTGGTATTTGTCCTCTTGTTATAGCCATTATAAATCTACCGCTTTTCCTATTATTGGTTTATATTTAGTTCTACCATCTTCTTTAAATGCATGCAAGAACTGCTTTCTAGGTTTATCTTCAATATAACTACAATGGCACCATCCGCTATTAGGTTCTCCTTTTTTGTAAAACTCCAAAATCATTTGGTCAAAATCTAAATTTTTATAGATCCAATCACAAAGTTCTGCGTTATCTACTCCTGGACATTCAAAATCAACGGCTTCCGCATCGCAGTGCTGACTATTGATTGAGCTACCTATTGCAACTGATAACTCAGATGACCTATAACAACTTGTAACGACCACTGGACCGAAGTGATCTCTTACGGGTTGTAGAATATTATCACACAATAGTTTTAACTTTTCTATCTGATCTGAATTAGGATTATTATCTATGCCCTTACGGACAGCAGTGTCTGATTTAATTAATTCTTGAAGAGTGAAGTTACGAGATAAGTTCATTTATTGACAAGATAAACATTCATCGCTGTCACTGTCAAGATCAGCTATTGCTTCTTGTTTACATTCATCACTACAGAACATATCTAGTTCTTCTTTAGCTTCGAATTCTTTTTTACATTTTTTACAATTTTTCATTATTTACCTCTAACAGAATCTATGAAATTGTACACTCTTCCAAATTGTTTATCAATAGACATCAAGTCAGATTGGATCATGGTTACGATTAACTGAAGTTCTATAAGTGTGACGAGTGTCCAAGTAGCTAATCCCATAAGGATTGTACCAAGTAATGCTATCATTGCTGTGTTAGTTTTTCTAGTCATAAGGGTGCCACTAATATTGTTAGTATAATAAATCCAATAATTAAAGCTCCTGTAAAATAATAGTTCACACTAGCACACTCCATATTAATTAGAATCTACTTTATAACTTTTGCCATGACCAACTTGTTAAGGCTGTAGCATAGTGGTTGATTGTCATTAATATATATCTAATCATATTATTTACTCCCACCAATGTAACCACCAATGACACCAATTAGTCCTGTAACCGACATCTTCATTAATGTAATTACGCTTTCATCTACTGGTCTATTTTCTTCTAGTGCTACCACATAGTCACCTATAATAATAACTCCAAGGAGTAATAATACACCACTTGTTATTAATAAAATCACTATATCTTTAAAATTTCTAATCATTATTTTTCTCCTTTTTTACATTTACATCTTTTGCCCGCTATTTTATTAGCTATCCATTCGCAGATATTGTCCAGTGTTCCAAAGAATTTATAACAAAATTTATCTATCATGGTTTTAAAATATATGCCTAACAAAACTAATAAAAAAAACAATAATAACACAAGATACATAGATATATCTACAAGCCACCAATATATTTTAGAAATCATTTTTTGGCTATTGTGTCTTTATTTATGCCTTTTTTAATGATGTAATCTTGAGTGCCGTTAGCACCTGTTTCTACTTCTTTTTTTAAAGACTTAAAAAGACTCATTTCTTTTAGTTTTCTTTGAGTTTTTTTTAAAAAACTTTCTATTACTCTATTATCTCTCATTAACACTTCCATCTTCTTCTAGCTTGTCTTATTCTAGAGTTAGGATCGTTTCTTGTTTTAGCTGAAGATCTTTTAAGTTGACCTAGTGATCTTGCACAATATGACTTACGTCTATTTGCAGCTTTAGATCCTGCTTTAACTTTACCTGTTACTGCAGTTTTTAATTTACTTCCCGGATTAGCTTTTCTATATGCTTTAACACCTTTGGAAGTCATTCCTGCACCAGATTTTGTAGATCTATAATTGGCTCCAGGTCCTTTGGTAGTTTTTCTAATTGAACCACCTCTTTTTAATTCCAGAATATCTGAGTAATATTCTAAATCCATTTTACGTAAAAGTAATAGAAACGTTTGGACAGTTAGTTACTGTAACGTGGATACCATCTTCAAAAACAATACCATTTCCTGGAACATAAACAGCTAAACCTTCTACACCAAATCCATAAGTAGCTATTACATCTCCAGTACCTCCACCACTTCTAAAAACTAATAGTGCTGATGCAATACCTTCTCCTTGAATAGAAGTTAGTCTAGCTCTACCACCTGTTGCAACCAATTGTGCTGTAGCAGTTGCATGAGCATTACCTTGATCTGATGAAAAACTTGAACCACCCATTATCCATTACTCCCTGTTAAATTAGGACCAGAATATTTATCTGTTAATAATGTGTAAGCTGTAACATTTGTTTTTGTTTTACAAAAAATTCCTTTTGGAAATAAAATACCATCGTCTGGAAAAGAAAAATTAACTATATCTCCACTAGTTACATCTGCAATAAATAAAGTATCCCCTGAGTTTGAAGTAGTTGTTAATTCTAACAAACCTGCTCCAACACTATCTGAGGCAACAATAATTCCTTTAAGTCTTACAGGTTGTGCAATTACGGCAGTTCCTGTGTTTCCTGCTGTCGATCTTGTGGCTTGTATATCGCCTTTAAACATAAATTCTCCTAATTAGTGGCTCCCGAAGGAGCCACTAGTTTATTATTACGTGTCGCTAAATGGTGTAACAATAGTTCCTGATCCTAAAATCAAAGTATTGTGTACCAAGTATTGAGCAGTTTCTAAAGCAGTAACTGTAATTACTGAACCTACAATTCCACCAGTTGTTGTTCCATTCATAGAAAGAACATCATTAGATGCAGCAGGGAAGAAAGCTTTTTTAGCTCCATCATCCACTGCGATCATAGCAGCCCCTGTGAACTTGTCAGTTCCGTCAGTTACGATTTGAATATCAGTTGCAGTTAAGTCTACATAAAAAGTAAAAGTTGCACCAATGTTATTTTGATTGTTGTAGTCTGTCTCACCTGCAGTTGCTGCATTAGCATTTGCATTGATTGATGGTAAAGTAAAAATACCATCAGCATCTTGAGTTAAAAGGATTCTTCCTGCATGAGCGTTTACAGTTAACGATGTGTTACCTGTTAATGCTACAGTTGATCCTGGTCCAGTACCTATAAAGCCATTTTTAGAAATGACCGGTCCTGAAAAGGTAGTGTTTGCCATAATAGTTTTCTCCTGTATAGCGGTTAAATTTTGTAGTCTCTATACCGTCTGACTAGTCAGTCTACAAAATTATATTATCTAGTGTTTATATTATACATAAAAAAAGAGGCAGAGTAAACTCCGCCCCTTTTAAATAATACTTTTAAGTATTTAAGCTATTAAGTTGGTAAGTTTCCGTTACCAAATACTGCTCTTGGGTCAGACCAACCGAAAGAATATCTTTCTCTCGCTTTAAATCTAACATTACCAGTATCAAAGTCGCCTTCCATAGCAGTTTTAATTGGACTTCTAATGAAGTGTTTAAAACCGTTTGGAGTATCAGTCATAATGAAAAATGCGTCCGTGTCAGCTAAGAAGTTATTCACTCTGTAACCTTCAGGAATCATTCCCATGTTAACGATTGCGTTGATATCATTATCAGCAGTACCGACTCTTTGAGGTGATTTCATTAATCTCTCAGCAGTAAATTGTAATTCTTTTGGAATTATCATTTTTCTACCTGAAAGAGCAATTTTTAAACCTCTTTCGTCAACAAAACCTGCAATGTCAATCAAAGATTGCTCAAGTGAAGTTTCGTTTAAGTCAGCAGCTACAGCTAATACGTTCGAGAACGTACCACCAGTTGCAAGTGGGTGAGCGTTGTTTATTAATGAAACACCATCTCCTCCGTTGAAACCAGCAGCTTGCTGTGCGTTGTTTAACACAGAAGCAGCTTTTACTTGCTTAGTGTTAGACATAGATCTTGCAAGTGCTCTAGTATATCTAGCTGCAAGTCTATCGTACAGGTTATCTTCGATTGCTTCCTCAGTAATAGAGAATGCTAAAGCGATAGTCTCGTGAGAGTATCTAGCAGTGAAAGTTTCACCCGCTTGATCAAACACTACTCCTGCACCTTCTTGTTTAACTGGTGCTGAAGCGAAACCGCTTAACATTACTTCTTCTTCGAAAGCTCTGTCAGATGTTTCAGATGGGAAAATCTCCGCATGTTGATTTTCATATCTATTGTATTCAAGTCCGAATAATGCATTCAAACCTGGTTCTAGTTCTTTAACTAGTTGTGCTCGTGATATTGCCATGATCTATACTCCTGTTCCACTTCTAAAGAAGTGATTGTTGATTCTAACAAGAATATTCGCATTAGCTTCACTTGTGTCACTGTTGTCTGGATCTTGACAAATATCTATTGCTTGTACAACAAAAGTATTTGCAGTTCCTACAACAGAAACGTCAAGTTGTGCTTTCGAAATACCTGTTTGTGTAACTCCAGTAGTATTAGTTATACCGTAATTACTAAAAAGGTTTGCTCTTGCAAAAACAGCATCAGCATCCGCTAAGAATACTGCGTCTGGATCATCTACGATGTATGCAGTTAAATTACCTTCAGTAGGTGTAACTCCACCAGGGTAATAGTTCTTATACGTTGGCTTTTGCGTTGTTGGGTCGTTATAGAAACAACCATTAAAGACACCCACAACAACATTTGAAGCTCCACCCGATGGATCGTACTTTTCAATATTACCAGTAGAAGTTGGTATAACCAAATCTCCTTGATAAATTGCTGTAGCATATCCGGGCTTAACTGTATATCTGTTTTGGGCTCCAACTAATGGTGTTCCGTCTAGTTTTCTGTAAGGTCTAAGACCGAACTTTTCTACTACGTTACTCATATGTTTTCTCCTATTTAAACATTTATGTTACAATTAAGAGTCCCCGATTGTGGTATATAGTTATTACTAAAAAACTAATTTTAGCTTTTACGTCTACCGCCAAAGGTTACTCTACTCTGCCTATCAATATTGATTGGCATTTCGGGTCTTTGTTCCTTCATTAGATCATTATCTACCGCAGTGATTTGGTCTTGAGTAATTCTTGTGAAGTACTCGGCACGCGATTTTAATATCTCTTCAGGTATCCTTGCCAAAACAAGGCCACCAATTCCGATGCATCCTTTATACTGCCCCTGATGTAAAATTGGAAATTTGTGAGCTTGCCCAGAACTTTCTAGTTCATCGGCTCTTACGAAATCCCAACCTTCTCTAAGTTTTTTGGTTACATTAGCTGTATCCTCAAACCCAGTAACACTCGTTCTTATCCAACGATGTGCATATCCCTGTGGTGCAGGTGGCGCATCTAAACTCGATGGTGGAGCCCAAGATTTAGGTTGTGTATTTTCTTTCCTAGTCTCTGACTCGCGTGAGGTTCTTTTTATATTATCCATTTGCATTCTCCTTCACGTATTTTGCGTATTCCTCTAGTGGCACCCCTAGTTTTTTAGCGATAACTATTTGTGACTTGGTGAGTTTCACTGTTCGGCGTCCGGTTTGGTTTCTTTGTGCAGAAGCAACAGTCTGGACGGGTTTCTTTTGCTCCTGTGGTTGACTAAATTTATGAGGAAAATTATCCTTCATAACTTTATCAATTTCATTATAATACTCATCGCTCTCTGCGTCAAACCCCTGCTCTACAAGATCTTGGTGAGTCTGAAAGGCTGCACTAGTCATGATTCTATCTGTTCCGAACCATTCATTTTTCTCTGCCCAACCTTTAGCTCTACCAGATGGTGGTGCGTAAGTAGGGTTTTGAGGTTCTTGCATTACTGGGTTTTCTCTTTTTTCAGTAGCGACTTTAGTAGCTTTTTCTTCTTTAGCTTCTTCTTCTGCAGCTGACATTTTAGCTTTTTCTGCTTCAACTGCTAATCTTGCCATTGTAGAATTAGCATCTGCTATTTTATCTGAATCTTGTTCAGCAATTGCATCTTTTAATGCTGATCTTGCTTTTTCTTGTTCTGCGACTACTCTAGCTGAGTATTGTTCAATATAACTTTTACTTGTTTTAGAAAACCTAGTGTTAGTATCGTCTAACTTTCCTTGAACACTTTTTGCGTAATCCAAAGCGGCTTTTTCTCTTCGTTCAGCTTCTCTGATTTTAAAAGTTAATTTGTCAATTCTTCTTTTTACTTTTTCTGAAACGTCAGTAAGATCATCGACAGCGACTTTAGTTTTCTCTGGTTTTGATTCAACTTCAATACCTTCAATTCCAGCAGGTTTAGGTTCTGTATAACCTAAATCAACTTCTTGTTTTGGTAGTTCTGTTTCAACTGGTTCCGCCAGTTCTTCGACATTTATTGATTGGTCTTGAACACCATCAGTATCTAATTCAACTTCTGGCGACTTTTTTATTTCTTCGTTTTGTTCCATTTGTAGCTCCTGTTAATTGCGTATGTATTAGTATGCGTGCAAGATATCCTCCGGATTATTAATCTTTCCTATAATCTCATCATCGTTTAGAATACGAACTTCTCCGCCTTCTATTTTAAATCTAGATCCTGCGTATCGACCAAAAATTACCCAATCTCCTTTAGAACACCATGCTCCATTTGGAAATTTTTCTTTGTCTTTGTAGGCTAGATCCCCCACCTTCAATACATATGCACATACGGTAGTCATTTGTATTGTCTCTTGAGTTTTGTCTGAAAGATATATACCTCCTTTGGTTTTTTGAGGACCAGCGTAAGGTAAAACTAAAAGTCTATATCCTGTAGGTGTTGGAAGTTTTTCTAAAAGATCTACGTTCTTTTCAACTTCGTTAACATCTAGGATTGTATCTTTTGTTTTTATTTCGTCTTTTGATTTATAAGCATTGAGTAATGCTTCTGTATTTTTAGGTACTTCCTTTGAAGTCTCTAAGTTCTTTTTCATTTAATTGCTCCTGTTTTTTCTGCAGGTCTTTAAGATCCTGAAGCAAAGACTCTAGGCCTTTGATTTGACCTCTAATATAATGTAATTGTTCCATTTTGTCAACGGAGTACACTAAGGTATCTTTTAAACCCTCTAATCTTTTATTAATTAATCTTTCTACTGAAAATTCTGAATCCATTAATTGTTTTTTTCTAATAATACTTTGTTTGTTCCTTGTTCAATTGTTTTAAATCCCCAACATTTAAGAATATCTTGAATTAAAGTGAGATTATATTTTGGATAATCATCAAATATAAATCTTGTAACTGGGGCTGATCTTTGTGCAAACCAAACAGCTTCAGCAATTACATCTTTTGTCATGTGTGGCCCATCAAAATGCACTAATGAAAATTTAGAATTTATATGTTCTGATATAGTCATAAAATCAACATCAGTCATATTAGCTAAAGTAAATTTACCCTCATTTCTATAGGCATAAAAATCATTCAACATTGTATCTCTCATCTGATCTGTGTAGTCACATGTATATTCTGAAGATTCATCGTAATGTTGGTATTTTAAATTACCGTAAGGATCAACACCCACATGGATATAATTATTAATGACATTATCAATAATAATCTTAGACCCAAGTCCTTCACGAATTCCGATCTCACATGATTTAAAACCTTGGCAATCAAATTCTTTAGTCCATTTAGTAAGTAATTCATACTCTGTACTATCTCCTTTAATCATAAAATAGTTATATATTAATTATAAGGTTTGTAAATTTATTTCCACATTATTTTCTCTTTATCAGATCTGTTGCTTTAAGTCCATAGACACTTGCTATGACACCCACGAAAATTGTTTGATACCAAAATGGAAGCTGTGAAAAATACTCAAAGAATAATTGCATTTTTTCCATATGAGTTGGATCATCTGACCATACTGCAAATCCTAACATTACGATTGGGAGTGCCAATAAAAGCAAAATAAATTCGTCTTTCCAATCTGAATCTCTACTTTCTAATAACTTACCTTGATACTCTGCTTGACCATCTGCCATTTTTTGAGCATGATTCATCTGTGCATCTGCCATAAGCATCTTAGTTTTTTGCTTATTTTTGTAGATATGACTTCCCGCTTGGACAGCTAGTTTAATTGCTGAGAACCACATTAAAAGACTCCTTTAAAACCTGTGCCTCTAATAGCAGATCTACTACCTCTTACTCTTATTTCACCACCGTTAACCATTCCAGCACTTTTACAAGGTGGTTGTGTTCCGTCAGCACATAAAACAGTATTGTCTCCTTGACCGTCATTCATACTATTATTTAAATTATTTTTTGAATAAGAATCTGCTATTTGGTTAGCAGTTTGTGTTTTGCTTCTAGTAATTCCTGAAAATTTGTCTGCTATACCTTTAACAGCTCCAATAGCTATACCTGGTACATCTAAAACTCTTCCAACAACAAAATTAGCTGCATTACCTATAGCACCTCCAAAACCTGAACCTTTATTTACGTCAGCAATGTTTTGATTCATTACATTTCTGCCATAAGTAGAAGTCCCCGAAACAGCACTTCTGTCTACACCACTTGTATCTCCATAACCACGATCAGCTCTTTCTTGAGCTCTTCCTGGATCACCCATGTCAGCACCACCACCTCTAAATTTTCTAACTCTTAACCCACCTTTAGTCATTCCTTTTGAAAACTTAACAGGAGGTACTTGAGAATTAGGTCCTCTTAAAGGAGGAATAGTTCTGGTTAATCTTTTATTAGTTCTTATAGCCATTATTTTTTTAATTTATTCATTGCTGTTAAAGTTTTTTCAGCCATTTTTATATCAGATTGAGTTACTCTATCTTCACCTTTATTTTTTTGTGCATATTTTATAACTCTTGCTCTAAAATCTGCTTTATTTTGAGCAGCTCCTGCATCCATTCCGCCACCTCTGTTCATCTTAACCATTTTACCATTTTTAGCGGCAGTGTATATTAATTTTCCAGTTTTAGAATCATACAAAGAATGTGGATTCTGTTTATCTGTTATTTTTTTTTGTTTTTTATCTTTTGGATTATAAGGTCTTACAGCTTTACCTTCGCTAGCTCTAACCATTTTACCAGGCATTAAAGACTCATCTTGTAATCCCATTCCAGATGTTCTAGCAGCACCATAACCTCTTGATGCTCCACCACCCATGTAACCTTTGATATTCATTTGGTTCATTTCGCCACCGGCAGATTTTTTATCTACTTTAGTTTCGCTTTTACCTTTAAATTTATTTTTAGCATATGAATATCCTATTCCAATACCCGATCCAACATTTACTGCAAGATTTATTGCTCTACCCACAGGTGTTCTACCCAAAACTTTTTTACCTATATTTAAAAGTTTTGAACTTTTATTTACACTTGTAGTTAATGCTGTAGGATATTTTTTACCGTCACTTGTACCTGCTCTTAGTTTTAACGATCTTTCCATAAACTTACTGTTAACTAAAGGTTTTCCTACAGTTAAAGCACTACTAGGTAGTTTACTGGGATTTCCTGCTCTTAATTTTAATGATCTTTCCTTAAACTTACTTGTTGTTGGAAAAACTCCAATACTTTTATAAAGTTTGTCTAATCCTAATTTCTTACCCATTTTTTTTCTCCTGTTTCTTTTGATTTAATTCCATTTTTTCACGTGCAACTTCCAGTCTTGCATCTGACTGGTCATCGTTTTGTTCTAATTTCATTTTATCAAAGTCCAATCTGTCTTCAAATTGGTCTTCTTGGTTTTCTATCTTGATTGTACCCTCTTGAGACCTACGTTGTAAATCCATAGCTCTTAAATCAAGCTCTCTTTGTTTCAACATTACAATTGGGTCTTGTTTAGCTCCATCTGCTTGCATTTCTGCTTGAGCTAACTCAGAAGTTATCTGTGCTACACGTTTAGCTATCTCTGAATTAAGCATATTTTGGAATGCTTGAGGGTTTTCTTGTGATAACTGTATCATTTGAGGATTTTGCTGCATCATTTGTTGAACTTCAGCACTTGCTTTTAAAGATACGTGCTGAGAAATATGTCCTTGTAGATTTGCGTATACAGTAGGGTTAATTTGAACCATTCTAGTTCTCATAAACGCTGAATGGGCTGCTATGTGTGCATCATGATCTTGTTCTGGGAAAGCTACAAGACTTTTCATCTGCATTGCTTTCATATTTTCCATTGCAGGATCTTCTGGGATAGGTTTTACCTCTGGTTTTAATAATTGAGGTATTTCTTTTGTTCCTAAAGCTTCATAAACACGTCTATAAGCTTCGTGTAAGTTATGAAGTTGAGGATTTGACTGTGCTATTTGTAATTGTGTCTGTGCTAACGTCACTCTTTGTGACATTGAGAAAATATTTGGATCTGCAACAGGTAAAATATCTACTCTCTCATCAAAATCTAATAATTTTATAACTCTTTCTGCTCCATAAACTGAATAAGGATACTCAGGAGGTAAATATTCTGAAATTACATTAGCTAATAACTTAAATTCTTGCTTCATTGCATAGTAACAACGTTTATGAATAGCACTAATTACTCTTGAACCTCTTTCTAAAAGAGCAATTGTAGTTCCAACAGGTGCTTGTGAATTCATATCAGCAGTTGGGTTATCTGCAATAGATGCAAATCTTCTTCCTGCATCTACACAAAAACCTAAAAGGTTAAATAAAATAGCTGAGGGTTCTTTAAAAGGTAGTAACTGAAACTGGTCTCTAATATTTCCGCCAGGTGCATCTACGTCTCTGAACTCTCCTGGTTGAATAGGTTGGTCATCATCTCTAATTCTCATTCCTCTAGATTTAAATCCAGCAGGTAAGTTAGATAACGTTCCAGCATCTAATAACTGTCTTAAAGCAGTAGTTGCTGTTCGTGACAGGCCACCGATCATGTGAATTAAACCAAAACCATAAAAACCTAATCCTGGTAAAAATTTAAAGTGTGCAAAATATTCTTTTCTTGTGAATTTAGAATCATCTTTATTGTAATTTCTATATATAGATAAAACTTGTCTTGTAGATTCTTCTATTGTTACAATGTATGGAATTTTAATTCCTAAAGAATCCTCACCTTCTGAAATATAATCAGATAAATCTAAATCAACATGCATCTCTAAAACATTGTAGATATAGTCGTTAGTTTCAACAGGTTTAATCCCTTCTAGTTCATTGTATTTATCTTGAATTTTGTCTTCTTTCTTTTGAGGTTTCATTAAGTCTACTTCCATGTAGAATCCTGAAGCCATCTTTTTAAGTAAGTCGTTTTCTGATTGTTTTAAAACGTGAGTAATTCTTGGAGCATCTTTTAGATCAGTTGCGTAATAAGGTACTACTAAATCTTCTGCTGGAACAAACTTTGATACTGCTCTTTCTAAAAGAGAATCATAATAAATTTTTTTAAATGCAGATCCTGCTAAAGGTAAATAAAATAATAACTGATCAAACTCTGGAGTGTACTCTTCCATCTTCTCCATGATTTGATAGTTCATGAAATCTTTTACTCTTTGAGATTGTGCTTCAACTTCTTCGTTTTGTAATCCAACAATTTTAGTTTTTACTGGACCATCAGAAGGTAAGAGTTCTTTATAAGCTTGTGATTGGAATTGTGTTACGGCTTCCGATAACAAAGGGTGAGTAACATTACTTGCTCCTTTGAAAGGTTGTGTAGTAGATTTGTATTTAAATCCTAAAAGATCTAAACCATTTCTATAAGTGTCTTCCCAATCTTTTCTAGATTCTTTATCAGAATCATATTCAGAAATTAAATCAGACGCTAACTGTTGTAAAGCTTTGTCATCAATTGTTTCTGCAACGTTTGCAAAAAAATCTTCTGCTTCGGTTTCTTCAGCTACTTCTTCTTCACCATCTTCAGGTAACGAAACAACTGCCTCTTCCTCAATATCAATTTCTTCATCAATTGGATTATCGGTCTCAATAGCCATAAATTATTATGTTATTTTAGTTGGCTTGTTTCTTCCTAACTTACAAGATGCTTTTACGTAAGTACCTTTGTTAGCTTTGATCATTTTACCGTATTTAGCTCCGTCCATAGCTCCTAAGCCAAAACCATTACTTCCTAGTACTTTACTTGCTAACGTTCCGCCTTTACTAGATGTTGCATTTCTTCCTGGACCCATATTTAAAATCTTTTCTAAAATGCTTTTTTTCTTTTCTCCAGCGATGTTTCTCATGTTTGGTCTCATTAAAGCAGAGCCTGTTCCCGCTCCTGCCATTTTAGAACCAAGCATACCAATAACACCGGCTGCAAGTGCTCTTTTCATATTCTTCTTCATTGTTATCTCCTATAGGTTTATCGCCACATTGTAAAGCAAATTTACTTAAAAATCTATAATAGTGGTTTAAATATATTAGTATTGTCTACAAAACCACCTGCGTTCATATAAGCTTTCATAGGCAACAAAAATTTCTTTAATACTTGGTCATCTGCAATTAAAGTAGGAACTGTTTCATATAATCTAGGTTCGTCTGGACCCATTTCAATTACTCTTAGTTTACCTCTGTCTCCTGAAGATATTTTTAATAATTCTTCTGCTTCATCTAAAGTATTTGAAGCTCCTATATGCTCTTGAAACACATAGTTATCTCCGTCTTTATAAGTATAAGTAGCTCTACCGTCTTTAATGTTTTTTAAATACTCAGAATTATCTCTAGTGCTTATTTCTTCTACAACTTTAAATCTTTTATTAGGATTAGATTTAGGCATAGGAAACATTTCAAATTTAGCTCCATATTGATTAGCAATTTTTTTAAAAGGAGCTACCATAGTTGCAAGAGAACTTGTTTTTCTAATCTCACCACTAGCAGTTCTCATAATAGTAGTTCCATCCATTAATCCATAATTAATCTCATCTCCTATCATACTACCACCAGGCATTTTAATTCCTTTATTCATTGATGAAGGTATTATAGATACAGCGTTAATGTTTCTTTCTGCCATTGTTCTAAGTAAGTTCTTAGCTACATAATCTGGCCAAGATCTAGATAAAGGAGCGGCTGTAGTTTGTTCGATAGTTCCTCTTTGTAATAACTTACCTGCAGCAGATTTTTCTATTTGAGAAATCCTGTAATTCACATTAGCTAATTCTTGTTGCTGTTTTCTAGTCAATCCTGCAATCCCTCTACCAATTTCTCTAAAAGGAGCAGCCTTCTCCATTAACTCATCTCTTTGTTTTTTAAGAATCTTAACTGAAGTTTCTGTGTTGAAAGGATTAATTCTATTTTTAAAATAATTTTCTCTACTACTTTTATTAGCTGAAAATTGTTCCGAGTGAATATCTGTTTGAGCCTCACTTACTCTTAAATGTCTTTTGTTACCTCCAAGTTTAGGATTAGGTAAATCATCGTATCTAATAAAACCAATTTCATTATCTATGAAATGAGGATTTCCGCCACCCGTTGCAAATTTTCCTCCGTCAACATTAGGTAATCTTTTGCCATAATAAATTACGTCTTCAGTATAATTTTCTCCACCTCTTAAAGCATACCCTGTTTGATTTTTATAAGTTGGGTAAAAATTATTTTTACCTACTTTATCTCTTCTAAATTTTAAACCGTTTGGAAGATCTACTTTTTTACTATACTGATTATAGTCTCCTGTAGTTCTATTTAACTTAACTAATATATTTGCGAACGCAGCAGGGTCTGATGCTTCTCCTGCTAGATCTCTTAAATCATTTTGTAATATTCTTATAGCGTCTGCATCCATAGGATTCATTTGATTATCTGCTGTTCTAGCTAGCCCTCTTAAATTATTTAAAATAGATTGAGTTGTGCCGGTGTCCTGTAGCCCTTGTTTAATTGCTACATTTTTAAAATTATTAGTAAGTTCTAAAACTTCTTCTGTCGGGTTTCCTCTAACTCCTAACCTTAATGTTTTTAAATCATTGATTGGAGAATTTTTTACCATGTCTAATAAAGTATCTCTGTCTACGGGTAGTTTCTCATCCATTGCGATTTTTAAGAATCCTGATTCAGGTTTACCGTCTTTATTTAATTTTATCATATTAAGTTCATCTAACTCGTCAGCGGTTACTCTACGAGAGACACCGGTCAACGGACCAGAGTTAACTTTAAGTTGTGGGTTGTTTGCTTTTCCTAACCACTTAATCCATTGTTCTGCCGGAGCAGAATCAAATTGTGCTTCTTTAATTCTATCAAAAGTTGCTGAACCCACAATTGGATTAGTGTCACCATAACCTTTTCCTTGTGTGAAAGGAATGTTTTGTACTTCACCAAATTTAGAACGAGAGGACATTGGTACTAAAGCTTTAGAAGGACTTAAAATTAATTCTTGTGATTGGCCGGTGGCCGTTAAACTGTCGCCAGCTGAATCTGATACTGTTTTGTTTGGAGTGTAAGTAACATTACTACTTGGCTTTGGAGACTTAAAAAAGTTTCTAGCACCTGGAATTCTTTTTGCAATTAAAGCGGTACCTAGTGCAGTAGCACCCAGTGCTGCTATTCCGCCAACGGCCGAAGGCCGTTTATCATCTACAACAATAGAAGTATCCTCCTTAGTCAATGGAGTAGAACCTTTTCTTATTTGTTCAAGAAAGGTATTTGTATTTAGAAATTGTTCGGCCACTAAAAGACTCCTTTAAACCCTGTACCTTTAATAGCAATACCTACTCCTTGTACCACTGCTTCGCCACCATGATTAAATTTAGGTGTAACACCTTCCTCTTGAGACATCTCACTTAGAGTTCTACTTTTTGCTTTTTCTTTTCCTTCTTTTTCTGTCTTAGAATGTAGTTGAGTTTCTTTTGAATCTTTATATTTTTTATACTTCTTCATAGCTTTTTCACCAAAGTATGAAACGTCTACTGAATCTTTCATAATAATCTCCTAATAATATTTATAGTCTCTTTCAATTTTCATACCTTCTGGTTCATCCATATAGGTTGATATAAAGTTACCTTGTCGATATCTTAACACAGCTTGTGTGGTACTGTCGACATAGTCGTCATGTTGAGCAAAAGGAAAAGCTGCACATTCCTCTATTACTTCTTCGGCAAAATGAGCTCCATCTGGATAAAACACCATTCCTGATTCAAATACAGGAGAAGCAGCATTAACTCTAGCATGCTTATCTTTACCTTTTGTAGGTATGAAATCAATTACTGGAATACCAGCACGCCTTAATTCTTGTATTAGAGATTGTCCACTAGCCTTAGCTTCCACAATAACTGACTCTGGTTCCCAATATTTATAAGCTTCAAAAGCAACAGCTTTAAGTTCTGGAAAATCCCAACGACCTTTTTCAGCATCAAGTAAAATTAAACAACTATCTTCTGGAGTAGGTTCAAATATTCCCCATGTAGTAATAGCACTGTAGTCGGCAGATTCTTTTTTAGAAAATGCAGTATCATAACTTTGGATAACATGTTTTAAAGCAGGGACTTTTCCTTTCCAGGGGACCCAATAATCTCTTTTAATGATGGCACCTTCTTCAGCAACTGGGTCCTGCATATATTGTGCGTTCCAGTTTCTAGGTGTAATAGATGCTTTAACACCTTCTAATTCTTCTAATGACCAATACTCAGGCCATACAGGATTCCCACTATCTAGGATTGCAGGAAATTCTATAAGTTTCCATTTATCAGCTTTAGGTTCACTTTGTGCTTTGACGAGCCTTCCTGTTAAATCATCTTGAGCCCAACGAGTCATTACTAACAATATGGAACCACCTGGTTGTAAACGCTGTCTGGGTCCTGATGAATACCAATCGTACGCTCTTTCCATAGCAGAGTCAGATAAAGAATCTTGCTCTGTATGTGGATCATCTATAATAAGCAAATCGGCCCCTCGACCTGTGATAGATCCGCCAACACCCGCTGCAAAGTACTCACCGCCATGGTTAGTCTCCCACCTGCCTTTTGCTTTACTGTCTTCTCGAAGTTTAACATCTCCAAAAATTTCTTTATACTCCTGGCTATCAATTAAGTTTCTAACTTTGGAACCAAATCTACCAGCTAGTTCAGCGTTGTGTGAAACTTGCATAATTTTTTTCTTAGGGTACTTCCCTATAAACCAAGCCGGATATAAAAAAGATGCAAATTCAGATTTTGTATGACGGGGTGGCATATTCACAATGAGCCTTCCTTGTTTTCCCCCTGCAATTTTAGTTAACTCATGAGCAATATGTTGATGGTGGCCCCACTTTTTTGGGTCCTTTTCTTTTCTACAAATAAAATCTGGCCAAACTGCTTGAGCAAAATATAAAAAATTATCTTGACATAACTTAATATGTTGAATGTAGGCTTGTTCTACACGATCTCTTAATTGATCATTTGTTAGTGTATCGAGACTCATAAGTAATTGATAGTTTATACATGTGTATTCCTGATTGTAAAGGCAAGCGTCAGGTACCATAATACGCCAAATAAGAGGGGTGGGGGTAAGCCTGTACAGGTAAGAGTTTTTGTGGGGGTTTGGTACCTCTATTGAGGTGGGGAATGGTGGCGACCTAGTCGCCACCATGAGAGAGTTGTTAGTCGTTTCTAGGTGGTTGGTTGCCCATAAGTAAGTTCATTACATCACCCATTTTAGAGAATATTCTCTCTCTAAAATCATCAACTAATGGGTTGCCATTGTTAAGCAATATAAATTCCTCAACTGCACTTTCCATGAACTTATAAAGTATTTCATAGTTAAGCGACTTGAACTTGTCATCACTCATCAACGATTGGATTTTACTATTATCAATGTCGTTGCCTAAATGTTTATCAAGCATAGTTGAAAACAATTTAGATGGTAAGTTATTATTGTCATTGTTATTTGGCATTAGTATTTCCTTTCTTTATTTTTTCTAATGTATCATTGAAAGGCTTGAACTCAAGCGTTTCTATTTGTTTATAAAAGCCATTAACCAACAACTGCAATTTATAATCGCCACTGTTTTTAACGTGTTCAATAAATGACTTACTATCAAATCTTCTTTGAGTTCGTTCAATCTTTTGAATGTAAGAACTGTTATCAATGATGTAGACGTTTTGTTTAAGTCTATCAAAGATACCTTTCACAACTTCTTTAGTATCTGCTTTTAAAGTTTGATACTTGTTAAGTAAGTAAGCTTGATTGATGTATGCTTTAAGCACTCTAACATCTGCCTTGCTCACTGCGTTAGCTTTTGTTTTTTTTGCGTTTTGCATTTTTATTTCCTTATTGTTTTATTAATTTATAAGATAATAATTTATCTTATCTGGATAAGATAAAGATTTTTACAAAGATTGATACAAAAAAATAAACTTTATTTTAATTTAATTTAGATGTGCTTGTGAATAACCCTCACTGATTTTTAGTGAGGGTTTTTATATTTAAGAAGTTTTAGTGCTGGGCACTGGTGCTGGGCACTGGTGCTGGGGGTTAGTCTAATACAACAAACGAGGCTACAACGAGGATTACAACGAGGATCAGCATTGTTCCTCCTGCTTTTTGTTGGGTTCTTTTAGATGTCCTATCTCATGCAAGTAGTCATACGAGGTATTCATAGTGCTTGTGAAATGTCTAGTCCTATGTTCTGATGGTGTGTCCTCATCTGCGTGCATACACATCTCTGCGAGCAATCGCTTCAGCTTGTGATTTTGTTTCTTTATGTTCTCATGTTCAATCGCCTTGTTGCTTGATTGTACTTCTTCTATTAGTCTATCTGTTTGGTCTGTCATGTTATCTCCTTTTCCTTTTGTGTATCACACTCCTCTTGGTCTAGCAATAAAAAATTTAGAATAATGTGCGAAAGCAAAATCGCCAGGTGCCAGTCCCTAAAGGAAGAAGTAGTTTGCCAATGACATGTATAGCAAACGAGAAACGAGATGTCTAAGCAAAATCGCCAGGTGCCAGTCCCTAAAGGAAGAAGTAGTTTGCTAACCGAACGCATAGCAAACGAGGAACGAGGTATTGAGATGTGTGAACCCAACAGGAGCTACTCAAAAGATTCACACACCGAACGTGTTAAGCCGTTCCCTAATTTCTGGCACGCCAGCGCCAGCCGTTAAGGAATAGCCGTTGGCTATGCGTAAAGCATAG